TAGATTCATTGTGATAGTAAATGAAGGTTGAAAGAATGGAAGAATCTGCTCTAGTATTTGTAGAGAATCATCTTGATTCTTTGCCATAATAGACAACTCAAAATTGACGTTATATGGTATTGGCATATAACTTTTTACATTGTCTCCCGTAGCTTTAGTGTTACGGATGTATTGTGTAGGTGAAAGTTTTCTTGTTGCATCATAACTAATACCTTGTATCTCAAAAGATAATCTAGGTAAAGTAATCTGCACTTGGTCTTTAGTAGTTAAATCTCCTACTGCAGCTAAGCGAGTAAGAAATTTTTGTCTAGGACCATAAGCAAGAGGGACTTTCATCACCTCTGTCTTGCTACCTTTAGTGCGTCGGATTTCAATGTTATTGAAAAGTGTACCGAAACCGATAACAGTCTTTTTAATTATTTCATGATAAGAATATGTCCCTAACATTATAAGGTACCTCCAGAGTTTCCAAAGTCACCGAAAGGATTACTCTCAGTGAAATCTAAAATAGCATCTGCCTGTGTTTCAAGTGTGAAGTTTTGGTCTGTGTCGCTATTCATATTATTTAGTGTATTATATGTAGCAGAAGTCCATGCTGCACCAGATGTATTGCCTGTCAATGTCTCAGGTATAGCATACATACCAGACCTGTTGAAAACAATTAACTGTCTTGTAGCAGAATTCCATGACTTAACTTCAGATGTTACGTTAGAGCTACCACCTGTTACAATCTCTCCTGCAACAAAGTCTCCTGTGCCACCATCTGCAACGTTAATAGTAACTGCGTTAGCAAAGTTAACTTCAACTGCATCAATCTCTGCGACACCAGTGTTGAAGTCTTCATCGCTGTATTCAAACAACTCACAACGTAAACCCCATACATGCACTTTACCTAACTGGTAGAATGGGACTTCGTGCTCTACGAATTGTATTTCAAAGGTTTTGTTTGCCATAGGCAAATGAATAAGGTCACCCTCATTAGGACGACCTTCTACAATTAATTGTGCATTATCATCTACTGCTGCTGTAAATCTTTCTCTTGAAATTATAAACGTAACTTGGTCTGATATTCTTACACCAAACTTACTAAACATATCTCCATCGCCACGAAATCCTGTAGCATCTTCAATGTATGCTTCTATTAAATATGCACCATTAAATGCTGATAGACTATCCTCTTCAAACACTGAGTCTCTATTAACTAGAGTGCGAGGTATATAATAGACATCTTTACCAAACATCTTGATTTGCTCGGTAACTAAACTACCGACTAAATCCTGCTCGCCTGTTGTGCCTTGTGTGAAATAAGAATTAGTAGCCATTATCCTATCATATCTAGTGGTGGTGTTTCCCAAACCATTCTAAGCTCTTCATCAAGTCGTTTTAATTCATCAACTGCGTCGTTGTAAATCATTTCACCATTCAATGTGACGCCCCCTGGCATTTGCACACCAGTAAACTTAGTTAAGTTTTGACCCCACTGCTTTTTAATCTTAGCAGTAGCGTAGTCCTTAACCCACATCTGATTATATATTTCAGTCCACGTTGTAGGGTCAAGTGCCCTCCATGCTTTAATCACAATAAATGTATCTAACAATGCGTCAGTTGACCAATCAAAATCTAGATATAATCTATCTTGTACCTGAGAATATCTAACTGGTTTCTGTCCCTCCAATAGAAAATCGATAGTTTCTAAATGTTGTTTAATCATATAGTAATGATAAAACTGTGTAGATGTAAAATCATACAAGTCATTCAATCTCATCTGGTATCTAATATCAAATATATTAGATGTCCCTTTATCTGTAAATGAGAATATACCTTCGATAGAAAGGATATGCTCTGGCACTTCAATGTATTTGTTTGACTCTAGCCATATATCATTTCCTGCGTCAGATGTAGTGCTAGTGCTTGTATCAGCACGGTCAAGCACATCTTGTGTAATCTTGTGTTTTAGATAGCATCTTTCAGCACCATCATAATGATACTGTTGAAACTTCTGTAAAGTATAATCAATAGCGTCATCTACTTGGTCGTCAGAAACATTCACTTCTAAGACAGGTTTACCTAATCTACGAAGAGCGTATTCTTTTAATTCTGCTTTAGAGGTAGGAGTTGCCATTACTGTTTCTGTAGTTTTTCTAAGACTGATACTTCTTGCATTGGTGCAACATCATTCAGTCCGTTAGCATCAAACCAAGGTGCGTCTTCCCAAGAGAATCCTTCACCAAAAGTATTATCAGGAGCCATAACATACCAATGACACTTAGCGTCAGGTATATCAACAGCACAGACTGCCCAATCGTCTGCCCACTGAGGTACTTGCACATACATCACTGGTAAGTGGTTAGCAAATAATGATAAGATAAAAGAGAATATTATCATGTCATTGCTGCCACTCTAGTCTTGAAGTCAGCAAAGTCTGTGGATGCAGCAACCACAGCCTTAAACTCTGTTAATGTAATTGTTTCTTCCTGCAATGCAGATGCAGCAAGAGCACCTTGTGCAGCAGTAGCAAAGTCACCTGTAGCAGCCGCAGCAGCAGTGCCTAGTGTTGGTTTGCCAGTTAGGTCATTATATGCACCAGAGAATAATGAAGGTTTGTTACTTAAGTCATTGTAATTGCCAGAGAATACTGTTGGCAATGTGACGCTCATCACACCAGTAGAAGCGTTATAAGACAAGTCACCGCCTGCACTGATTGCTGCACGAGCACGTGCAGTTGTATGATAAAGATTGCTACCTTCTGAAAGGTCACCAGTATCAGCAGCAGCAATTCTTGCATCTGCTCTAGCATCTGTGTAATATAAGTTGCTTCCTTCTGTTAAGTCACTTGTAGTAGCAGCAGCGATTCTTGCGTCTGCTCTAGCGTTAGTGAAGTAAAGGTTTGTGCCTTCTGATAAGTTAGTTGTAGACTTACTTGATAGGTCTAAGTTTGCACCTGTCTGTAAGTTAACCCTTGCATCAGCACGAGCGTTAGTGTAATAAAGATTGCTACCCTCTGTAATGCTACCTGTGTCAAACTCAGTAAAGTCAATCGCCAAGTCAGCAGTGGTAAGTTTAATACCTGTGCCATATGTAAAGTGGGTGCGTGTCCTAGCAGCAGTTGTGAATAGATTGCTGCTTCCCTCTGTAACATTATCTGTATTAATGTCACTCTGTGTAACTGATAATGTATAACTGTTAGCAGCGTCGTCATATACCTTAGTAATACCTGTGCCTGCAGTGAATAGATTGTTTACTCTGTCATCTACTCTCTCATTAGTAAAGTATAAGTTGCTTCCTTCTGCTAAGTCATCCGTATCATGATTAGATAGAGATGCAATAGTAGATGGGATAGTATATGAGATAACACCAGTAGAAGCGTTATATCCTAAATCTCCACTAACACTGATATGTCCACGAGTCCTAGCAGCAGTTGTGAATAGATTAGTGCTACCCTCAGTTACGTTGTCAGTATTGATATCTGCCTGAGTAACTTGAAGTCCACCACTACCATCATGCTCGATACCAGTGCCATATGTAAATGCGTTTCTAGTCCTTGCTTGAGTGAAGTATTTGTTGCTAGTGCCTTCAACAACTTGGTCAGTTGTATACTCACCGAAGTCAACAGATAGAGACAATAGATTGTTTGCATCATCATAAGTAGCATCAATACCAGTGCCACCTTGAATTAATGCAGCAACGCGGTCATCAACTCTCTCGTCTGTAAAGTAAAGATTAGTGCTACCTTCTGTTAATGCATCAGTATCATGGTTTGCAATACTACCAACCTGTGACTGGAAGAATGTAATATTACCAGTAATGTTTAAGTTACCTTGAATCTCAAAGTCAGTTGTTGACTTAAAGTTAGTAACAGTTAGTCTGTTTTCAAATGGGTTGTAGTTTAAGTTTTGTGAGTCTGTCCTTATCTCAGTGTTTCCAGATGTAGAAGAAACAAATACTGGATAGTATGTCAAGTTTGAAGATGCAGTCTCAGTAATGTTAACTAGAGATGCAGTGTCTGCGTTACCAGTTAGGTCACCAGTTACGTTACCAGTAATCTGTCCTGTTGAGACGATTGTGCCTCCAACAGTCATGTTATTAGTAACTGCCATTGACCCGAAGTCACCAGCTCCTGCAGCAGTTATATTACCTGTTGTTGATTGTAATTCAACCTTAGTTGTGTTACTTCCATTTTGCAACTTAAGTGTCTTAGAAGCACCACGTATCACCATACTATCTTTGAATAGTGATGTGCTATCTACAGTCAGTGTGCCATCTAGTTGCTGATTACCATCAACATTTAAGTTAGTATCAAAGTCAACATCATTAGTTACTCTTAGAGTATCATCAATAACTGTTGAGCCATCAACATCTAGAGTACCTGCAATTTCAGTGTTTCCACTAGCACCTGTAACAATAAATTTGTTAGTGTTGACGATAATACTACCACCAACGTTGACGTTAGATGTAGTTGTTATTGTAGAGATATTACCAGTTGTGCCACTAAATGTTGCTGCAGAAACTGTGCCATCTGCTGTGATATTACCTGTAGCACCAAACAATGTGATTGTCTGTGCTTGGTCAGGTCCTACAAATATATCCTCTCCGAAGAATGAATCTTCAAATACTGTGATACCACCGTTAGGTACCATGATTGCTGCACTTCCTGCAAGACGAGTTGCAGTTGTATTTGCATTAGCAGTTACGTTACCACTTAGTAGAGAAGTTGTGCCGACTGATAATGACTCATCAACCTGTGCTGTGCCACCTATTACAGTGTTACCATTATCAGAATCAACTGTAAACTGGTCAACATTAGAATTATTTTGTACCTTGAATGCTTTATTATCTGCATTAACGATTAGATTATCTTGGAATACTGCTTGACCATCTACGTTTAATGTAGTATCAAAGTCAACAGCACCTGTTACACCTAAGTCATCATTGATAGTTGTAAGACCTTCGATTGTTGCAGTGCCTGCTACGAAAGTATTACCATTATCTGTGTCAATAGTAAACCTATCAACTAGAGAAGACCTAACAATAAACTGCTCATTGGTTGAGTCTATGATTAGGGTGTCAGTGATTTTTGTTTGGCCAGTAACTTCTAGCTCACCGCTAATATCTACGTCATCTGTGATTGAAACTGTGCCTGCCTGAGAGTCTAATACTAAGTTACCCGCAGTAGTGCTGATTTCGTTTGCAGCATCAACACCAATCTTGATACTATCAGCAGTGATGTCTGTTGATGTGATTGCAGCGTTAAATGTAGATGTCGCATTGACAACTAAACTATCACCACTAGCATCACCAAGAGTTGTATTACCATCAACTTGTAAGTTACCATCTACCTCAGCATTATCTGTGATATGGACTTTGCCATCAGCAGAATCTAGGATAAGGTTACCAGATACGGTACTAATTTCGGTAGCACCATCGACCCCGATTTTGACGGAGTCTGCTGTGATATCTGTGGAGGTGATTGCTTGGTTAAATGTAACCGTGCCAGTGAATTCGTGAGCATCTCCTGATGCGTTACCGATAGTAGTATTACCATCGACAGTAAGAGTGCCATCAACTTTTGTATTACCGTCAACATTTAAGTCTCCATCTACGTCAGCATTATCTGTAATATTAACTGTGCCACCATCTGAATCTAAAATTAGATTTCCAGAAGTTGTAGATATTTCACTTGCACCGTCAACACCAATCTTAATGTTATCAGCAGTAATATCTGTAGAGGTTATCGCATGGTTAAACTGGACAGTACCTGATACGCTATGTGCATCAGAGCCAGCATTACCAATCGTTGTATTACCATTGACTTGGAATGTCCCTGCAGCAAATGTATTACCTGTCTGTGCATCTACTGTAAATGTAGCAGCAACAGCAAAGTCATCAGTTACATCGAGCGTGCCAGTGATGTCGACATTTCCACCAAAGCTTCCATCGTCAACGACGATGAGGTCGTCACCGACGTGTAGGTCAAGACCAATACCCGCGCCACCACCAACGATGAGAGTACCTGTAGCAGAATTCGTTGCATTTGTTGTATCAAATAATTTTAAAGAGCCTGCGTCGATACCAGACCTAGTGCCACTAAATGCTTCACTACTGTTAGTTGCTGCATGATAAACTGCAAATCTTTCTGCAGA